ACCCTCGTGTATACCACGAACTAACAACTTACCTCTATGTTCAATAACGTTTTTATAAAAGTTCATAATATATTATAACACTAAATCTTATGATTGTCAAGTAAATTTACAACCAAACCATCATGTTCTTTGCTTAATTCAATTTGACAACTTAATCTGCTAACATTAGGATCATACCCCTTTTCATATTCAATAAGACTTCCTTCAAATGAATTTTCATTAACTTTTCCAATCTTATCTATCCAGGATTCATCTATCTTAACATGACAAGTTGCACAGGCACAACACCCACCACAATCTCCAGGTATTTCTGGTAAGTTACCGTAATCTCTTGCGGCTTCCATAAGTGTCATACCTTCTTCAACTTGAACAGGAATTAAATCCTGTTCTCGTTTGAAATACACTGTTATCATTATAACTGTGGTATTTTAGTTTCTGTAATTAACCCTGGTGTTTGTATAATGCTACTAGTATTTTGTTCGTAAGATTTTAATATTTCATCTTTTGGTTCTACAATAGAAATAATATTTTGATCTTTTAATTCTACACTATCACTTTTTCCATATGGACTATAAAGTGTCATCATTAATTGTACAGGTTTCCCTGGTCCTTGTTGATGAGGTATAATAACAAATGGTTGTTTTAGTGTAACTGTTCCTGCGTCTGAATTATTGGTAATTTTAGCGATTACATCTTCGCCAGTAGATAGTCTTAATATTTTCACTTCTTGCATAATATCTCCTTATTGTTTATAATATAACACACATTGACTTAAATGTCAATGTTATTTCTTTTCAAAGCCAACTTTGTCTTGTTTGCCTTTTTTATCAATCGGTCTTAATCGCTTACTTAATACAAACGTTCTATTAGGATTGACACTAACATTCATTTGTCGCATTAAATCTCTATTTATTAATATATCTGAACCTGATCGTGGTCTTTGGTCTAAACCAAACTCAATATCTTTAAATGTAAATCCATTAAATGTAATATCTAATAATATCGTTGGTCTTGTTTCTGATGGTTCTTCACCATCAGCATTGGCTCTATAAACTTTACTTGTACCGTGTTTTGGTTTAGTATAAGTTTTTCCATCATACTTCCACTTAATTACTTTATCATCTTCTATTATTTCATCAGCGTGTAAAGCACAAGCAAGTGAACCATTACCTGTATCAAATTTTGCTCTAACTTTTCCTAGTTCATCTAAATCAACAGTTTCTAACCAACCACATTCAGCGGATGCTTGTCTGTCCCAATGACTTCTTTTTGATACCCAATCTATAATATCATACATTAATTCTTCGCCACCGATAGCGCCTGATGGTTCTGGTTCTGAATAGTAATCTTTGTATTGATAACCTTCGTATTCGGCACCTGAACCTGGACTACCATTGATTTCTAAAACATAAGGTTTGCCCTTGTAAACTATATGATCTACCCCTACAAGATACGCTTTAGACGCTCTAGCGGCCTTTAAAATGACTTCTTGTTCTTCTTCACTTAACTTGTAAGGTTTAGGTGTAGCGCCTCTATGAGTGTTTGATCTAAACTCCCCTTTAGCTGCTATTCTATTTGTTGATGCAAAGATTTTATTATCTACAACTAAAGTTCTTATATCACCATCAACTTCCATATATTCTTGTATTAATATTTCTGCATCGTGTTTCCATAATGCTTGAATTGTAGAAACTAAACTGTCCATAGTTTCAATTTTAATAACACCAATACCTTGAGTACCAGTTAATGTTTTAAGTATGATTGGAAACTTGTTACCAACTAATTTTACAGCGTCCTCTATATTTTTTTCATTTGATATAAAAGCAGTTCTTGGTGTTGGTATACCATATTTTTCAAATAATAACGCTGTTGTTAATTTATTATCACACGTTAACATTGCTGATCGTGTGTTTAACATAAACGAAGATGAATTTTGAAACGCAGATAATAAAGATAATCCTGCTTCGTCTTCAATAGACCCTGCTCGTGTTATACAAACAGTATCTTTGCCTATAAATGTATGTTCTGAATCTTTACCGTCATAGTTATAAACGGTTAAAGTATTTTTATCTTCGTCTTTTCCTGTGATGATAGCATTTTTCGTATTGATAATGACACAATCAAAACCTTTTTTCTTACAAGCTTTTTCAATTAATCCTACTGTAAGTTCTTTTTTAGGTGTTTCGCCCGGCTTTTGTTTTTTAACATTTGGATTAGATTTCGTAATAACTGCAACCGTAATCGGTTTATTTTTACGACTTAAATCTTGTTCTGTAATATATTCTCTAAATTTAGGAATTTGCATTTATTACTCATCTTCTGATTTTACTTCTTCAATTTTTTTTCCAATATTATATTTGGCAGATAAGTTCCATTCCTTTTTTTCTTTAAAAGGTAATACTTTGATTTGACTTAATGGTGCTTTGTTTTCTGATTTTGTTTTATCAACTATATCAATTAAGTTCCAATCTTGTAATAGAATTGATATTGTATTTCTTCTTTGAATATCATTTTCAGATAGTGTTGCTTTTTTGCCGTCTAATGCAAATAGTTCTTTAAAATGTGTTATGAAATACTTACCTTGTTTATGTAATATATGACAAGATTGATAAAGTATTTTATCTTTACGACTAGCGACACCGATACGTGTCAAAGTTTCTCTAATTTTTAGGAAGTCATCTGGCTGTTTGATTGTTACTTCTAACATACTATCAGGCGTCCAATTTATAATTTCTTCACTCATTTTGTTCTCCCACCTTTTTTAAGGCTATTCTTAATTTGTTCAATTTGATCTTCAGTTAGTATATTAAGAGCGTCTTTAGCTTTCTCATTGCTATAACCATAATACTCTTTTACATACTCTAAATTCTTCAATTTGGATTGTGATAACCACTTTCCACCAAATCGCTTTCCTTTTCTTATACTATTTATGTAAAAATTAAACTGAACTTTCTTGTCTAGGAAGTGATAACCGTTCATCTCATTGGCTTGAGCGATACAGTCATAATGCATAGATAAACACTTATTTATTACAAAAGGAGGATATTTTTTCTCCCAAGTAGTATCGTCTGTATCTAATAATTTTTCTTTAGTAAAATTTAGTGCGTTAAGATAATCTTTCAGTTCGTACATAATATAAACTTAATTTGTTATTTTTTTTTGAAATGTTTATTGTGACCTTTGTGACTTCCCATGTAATAATCGCCTGGTTCATAATCCCAACGTTTACCATGATGTCCTCTTATATCAGCCCAAAACATTCTTAATCTTACTATTAATGTTCTAAATAATGTTCTCTTTGCCATTCTATTCTCTACTTAAATTTACACCCAGCCATAATTTCGGTTAGGCATGCAACCATATTTATTTCCTGATCAGCAACAAACGCAGATTTATATTGGTATCCAGCCAAAATTAATATCATTTGAGGTACTGACTTTGAATCTAAACTAGTATATAATGTTTCATATAAAGTCTTAAACAATGAAGATGGTTCTTTGTCAAGGTTTTGTACTACCCATTTTCTCATATCATTGAAACGTTTATCTTTCAATGTCATAATAAGTTCTTTAGTATTTGCCTCTGATAAATTGAAAAGTATACCACTATCTATCTTACCTCTTACTGAATACCGCTGTAGCTCGTTTATAGTTCGTCTAAAGTCGGGATAATACTTCTGGATAAGTTCTGCTAGTACCTTTTTGTCGTATTCAATATTTTGTTCTTTTAAAACATCTTCCATACGATTCATAAAGGCCATGGCAGTTTTCTTTACTTGACCATTCGTAATTTTAAAATCAATAACTGTACATCTACTATGAAGTGCTGGTATGATCTTATTCTTATAATTACAAGTAAATATAAATCTACAATTTTTGTAAAATGTTTCTATGAAATTTCTTAACGCAGGTTGAACACTATCAGCATTCATATAATCTGCTTCATCTATGATTACAACTTTGTGATTAGCGTCTTCAGTAAGAGATACAGTTGAAGCAAAGTTTTTGATTTTACTTCTTACAGTATCTATTTGTCTACCCTCATCTGAACCATTGATGATAATATAATCACAATGTAGTTCTTCACACAGTGCTCTGGCGACTGTTGTCTTACCAGTACCAGCACTACCTGATAACAACAGATTAGGTATTTCTTTTTGTTTTAGGAATTGTGTAAATGTATTTTTAAGTTCTTCTGTAAGAATACACTCACTAATTTTTTTAGGTCTATACGCTTCTGTCCAAAGGAAGTCTTTTGTTTTTTCCACTTATCACCTCTTTCATTATATAATTATTAACCTTCAATTTTTTCATCTTCTTCATATAGATAAGTGACATCATAGCCGCCTTTTCTATCGGTCCACCAATCATCTTCTCTTTCATAATCTAATTCGCCAATAAAGTCCCACAACTTACCGTCTTCTTCGTCTGTAGGTTT